GGCCTTCGCGCGGCCCACCTTAGCGGGGCCGACCTTCGCTGGGCCGACCTTAGCGCGTCCAACCTTCACGGGGCCGACCTTCACGGGGCCAACCTTAGCGGGGCCTACCTTCGCTGGGCCAACCTTAGCGGGGCCTACCTTCGCTGGGCCAACCTTAGCGGGGCCAACCTTCGCTGGGCCGACCTTCGCGGGGCCAGCCTTAGCGGGGCCGACCTTCGCTCGGCCAACCTTAGCAGGGCCAGCCTTAGCGAGGCCAGCCTTAGCGGGGCCAACCTTAGCGGGGCCATAGTGCGCGAAGGTCTGACGCTTGGCCGAAACATCGGCCACGCCTCTCGCGGCGACGGATACACATTCTACGCCTTCGAGAGCAGCGCGGACGAGCCGTTTATCATTGTGGGCTGTCGAGCCATGCTCCGCAGCGAATACGAGGCGCACATCGAGAAGGGATACCACGACACCGCCAAGGCCAAGGCCACCCGTGCGTGTCTGGAATATGTGTGCGGCCTTCGGGCTGATTTCGGAGACGAGAAATGAAATTCGACCTACACAGCAATCTGGCTGAACAGATCACTATCGAAAATCTAAAATGGCACTACGACGCTATTGAGGCGGACTTGTCGAAGGAGGGCTACCTCACTCACGAAGAAGACATCCGCTACAACTCAGAGCTACTCGACCACCTCGGTGCCGTGCTGGATTATTTTGGAGAGGGTGAATGATTGACGATGAAAGCCCAGCCGGATCATGGAAACAAGCAATAAGGTGGATGAAGCAAATGAAGAATGACGCGCCAGTGGCCGACAGGCCCAACGCCGAGGACTACCGCAATCGTGCAGAACGTGCCGAAGCTGAGTGCCAAGAGTTACGCGACAAGCTGCGCCGCATCCGCATTATCTTGAAGGAGTATTGATTGAAATGAGCAAGAAGCTTTCGGCACTGCGCCAACACGACCGACGTTGGGGGGCAAGCAAAGAGCGGGACAAGATAGTCCGGTGGTTGATGCAGCTTCAGGTCGGCGGCAGCACTGACGACGTACTCCGCACCGTAGCCAATTGGATTCGGTCTGAGATGCACGCCGACTACTAATAAAACACAGCAATATCAGTAGAATAGACTAGGCGCTAACGCGCCTAGTTTTTTTGCCTACTGGGCACATGTTTCGTTGCGGGGCGTTTAGTTTTTCACTATGCCAGACGGCCCTGCCTTTTTGGAGATAACCATGCAGCTTCCCTCAGACTATCAATCTTACATCCACAAGTCTCGCTACGCACGCTTCCTCGACGAGAAGGGCCGTCGTGAAAACTGGGACGAAACAATTACCCGCTTCTTCGATTTCTTTGAAGAGGAGCTGGACGAGCACCACGGGTACAAGGTGCCCTCCACACTTCGCAGCGAGTTGGCTGACGCAGTCTCCGGCCTGAAGGTCATGCCCTCCATGCGGGCACTAATGACTGCAGGTGAGGCGCTGCGGCGAGAGAACGTGGCTGGATACAATTGCAGCTATGTACCCATAGACCGACCCAAAGCCTTTGCTGAGGTCCTCTATGTCTTGATGTGTGGCACTGGCGTTGGCTTCTCTGTTGAGCGGCAAGAGATCAGCAAGCTCCCTGTTGTGCCGGAAGGCTTTGACCGCACCGCCTTCGATGTTATCGTGGGCGACAGCAAGCTGGGATGGGCTGAGGCATTCCACACCCTCATCACTTGTCTATACGCCGGAACCATACCCAACGTCGATTACAGTGCGATCAGGCCGTCAGGAGAAAGGCTTAAAACTTTCGGCGGGCGAGCCTCTGGTCCCGATCCCCTGCGCGACCTGTTTGAGTTTACGATCCGTACCTTCAGCAATGCTGCGGGCCGCAGGTTGAACAGCATTGAGGTGCATGAGATCGTCTGCAAGACAGGTGAGATCGTCGTTGTGGGCGGCGTACGTCGGTCAGCTCTGATCTCCCTCAGCAACCTGTCGGACCAGCGTATGCGTGACGCCAAGTCTGGCCAGTGGTGGTCGGACAAGCCTCACCTTGCACTCTCAAACAACTCTGTTGCCTACACCGAAACGCCAGAGGTCGGCCAGTTCATGGACGAGTGGGCCGCCCTGTATCGGTCGCGGTCTGGGGAGCGCGGCGTGTTCAACCGTGAGGGTGCCATCAATAAGATACTGCGCCTTGGTCGTCGAGATCACCGCTATGACTTTGGCCTCAACCCGTGCGGCGAAATCCTGCTTCGCCCCCGTGGGTTCTGCAACTTGACCGAGGCGGTCGTTCGAGCTCAAGACAGCGCCGCTGAGATCGCCGAGAAAGTGCGCCTCGCTTCGATCCTTGGCACATGGCAGTCCACCCTGACCCGCTTCAACTTCATCGAGCCTGAGTGGCGTCGCAATGCAGAAGAGGAGCGCCTGCTTGGCGTATCTATCACTGGTATATACGACAACTCCTTGATGCGCGGCGACAAGGGCCTCGACAAGCTGGCTACCACTCTTGAGAAGCTCAAGTCGACGGCAATCAAGGCCAACCGACTTGAGGCAAACCACATCGGGATTAACCCGTCGGTGGCGGTCACGACGATCAAGCCAAGCGGGACGGTGTCGCAGCTCGTCAACTCTCCGAGCGGCATTCACCAAGGTCACGCCCAGTATTATATCCGGCGCGTCACTGGCGACAACAAGGACCCAGTCACGGCCTTCATGTCAGACGTTGGCATCCCCAACGAGCCACACGCTGCGCAGCCGCAGGCAATGACCGTGTTTTCGTTTCCTGTGAAGCTGGGCGAGGGTACAAAGACCCGCGATCAGGTGTCTGCCATCGAACACCTAGAGCTGGTGAAGATATACAACCTTCATTGGTCTGAGCACGCCGTGTCCTGCACGATTAGCGTTAAGGAAAACGAGTGGCCGAGCGTGGGAGGATGGGTCTTCGATAATTTTGATGACATCTCTGGCTTGTCCTTCCTGCCTCACTTTGAGGGTGATAGCAGCTACACGCAGCTACCCTACGAGACCATCGGGCAGGAGCAGTACGAGGAGATGACTGCCCGTATGCCAACACAAATTGACTGGGGTGACCTTGGTTTTTACGAACGTGGCGTCGACAGTGTGACCGGCACCAGAGAGTTTGCTTGCGTCGGCAATACCTGTGAGATCATCGAGTCAACATCGCTATAAAAGCAAACAAAGGAGAAGCAGATTGCTTGTTTCGGAAATTATCACTGAGGCTGCACGCGTGTTCCGTGTCGATAGAAATCTGATTGCGGGTCGAGATCGGGGGCGCTTTCCGACCTCCATAAGGCAGGCGCTATACGTTGCCCTGCGTCGCAGGGGGGCGTCACTGTCTCGAATTGGATCGTGGATGGATCGAGATCATTCGACCGTGATCTACGGCATCAAGACCGCCGAAAAAAAGGAGACAGAAGATTTGTGGTACGCTACTCGCATTGAGCACCTTACCAACTTAGGCACGGGCAAGCCGTCGCCTCTCGACTAATGATAAGGGGGCCAGAGGCCCCCTTACTTTTATATGATCTTGAATGACTCGATTGGTATCTCGACCATCGGCTCCATGTCTTCCCAGTCCCCCCTCTTAACCGTGCCGGAGAAGATTATCTTGTGCTCTGTCGGGATGCTGACGTAACCCATTGCGTCCTGCCACTCGACAATCATGAAGGCTGGTATGCCGGTGGTCTCCGACATTGAGAGAAGGTTGCGGTACTTGTACAGGCCGAAGATGTAGGTGGGGAATTTCCCCATTGTATTTTTCCGCGACTTAAACTCGACCCAAGCCATGACCTTGTCGCCCCTGAGCAGGGCAAAGTCTATCGAGTACCTTCGCGGCAGCTTGACCACGTCGGTGGCCCACTTATCAGCTACAATACTGATTGCTTTGCGCTCAGTCTGGAGCGTCTGCTCGTTTTCGTATATCAAGTCCCACGCTTTCTCGTCCGCCACAGGTGCAGGACGTAACACTCAACTAGAGACCGCGCCCAAGGCGGATCACAATCGAGCGGTATGTCATCAATAGCTTGTCGCCTAAGCTCTTTAGTCGGCATCTCAAATATCTTAAGCGCAAGGATTCCGACCATATGGTCGCGGACCAAAGCTCGGAAATTTTCTGGGACATTCGACTCAATCCATTCCATTCGCTTTTCATGCGTACTTACCTCCGCTGCCTGCTCTGCCCACGCCACGCTCTGTAGCTTGGTGCCCTTCTTTGATCGATTAGCCATTACTGCAACAGCTCAAGAAGTGTCTTGAGCGGTATGACCGCCACGGCGTCGTGCCTGTCCGCCCTGAGTATAAGACCGGCGTTCTCACCCAGCGCCTCCAGCATCCAAGCCGGAAGCTCTTTGCGACGCTTGGCCTCGAACACCCACGGCTTGCTATCAGGAGAAAAGCTTGGCGTGATCTCAACGTCACCCTTCGCATAGCTTGTCGCGCCCGAAAGCGGCACGCGCTGTGCCTCAAGGCCGTATTCCTTTGCTTGGTTGACGATCTCTCGCTCGAACACCGCGCCCTTTGTCCGCGACATCTTACCCATTACAAGTCTCCTCGTGCTCAATGAGGAGGTCGAGGTAGTGCCGCGCCTTGCGCAGATCATCCAGACCGCCCTTGCGCCGCCACCTAGTAACGTACTTGATGACGTTGCCTTCGCAATATGGGATGCTGTTGGCCATGATGTACTCAACAGGCTGGATCACAACCTCCCTGTAGTGGCTGCCACCAACCTGCTCAGAAAAAGCTGAAGTCATTTCCATTCTCCTTTACCATCTGTCGGCATAGATCGAGCAGCTCAAGCTGCGTACCAAAGCGTTCTTCAAAGCGGGTCTTCCAAGGGTGGACGCTTACGAACTCACCTCGCATGTCACCACCTTGATGGTGGAGGTAACATAGTGGTATGGTCTTGAAGTGCGCGCCCTCTTTCGTTCGCCCGTCGATGTGGTGGAGCGACACCTGCGGGGAGTGAACGCCAAGCTGGTAGCAGGCGATACAGCCAAGCTGCCCAGCGGCATCCATCCATCGACGCTCTTCTGCTGTTGGCGTCCGGCCCTTCATGCGCTGTATGTCTTTCGCTCCATGCGCAAGTTTGCCGCCTGTGTTCTCCAGTGCTCGAAGGCAATCTCCCTAGCCTTAAGCTCCGCCTTTGCAAAGGCCATCTCTCCTCGGGCTACTCCGTGAGCAACCCGACAGCTATAGACGCTGTCACACTCATCAGCATAGCGAGACTGAGACACGGCACTCTTGTTCCCCTCAACCTCTGCCTTAACCATCATCTTTGCCACCTCTCGCTTGAGGTCGGCCTCAGTTATCGCCACGTCGATCTCGGCCTGACGCAGCATCTTTGCCACCTCGCGGATCGACTCTGCGAATTTTTCTTCCATCATATGTAACTCTCCTCTTCGACCTTCGGTCTTTCAAAAGCGACGTACTGGCGGGGTTGTTCCTTCGGCGCGTTCTTAAACTGCATTGTTCCAGCAGACCAGTACGTTCCGACCGTCCCCTCCCACTCGCCGTTGCGCTGCTTGCTGCAAAAGATAACGGAGTCAGGCTCGAACTCAATCTCTTCGGGCACCTCCTCACCTTCGAAGCGAAGGTCTGCAATCTTCTTTTCCTTGCGCTTGTTTCTCCAGATCGTGAGGACGGAGTCGGCAAGGTCAGTAATCGATCCACTGCCCTTTACATCCATCTTTCCGGTCGGGTTGTCCTCGCTCTCGCCCTTGCGCGAGTGCGTGACGAGGAACACTGTTGTTCCGGTTGTGTTCTTGAAGTCGCACAGCTCTTCCATGAATGCCTTCTGGCCGGTGTAGTCGTCATCACCTATGCCGCACTTCGACATGTTGTCGATGATGAAGACCTCGATCCCATACCTGCGGCGCGCGTACTCGAACACCTCAAGCATCCGCTTGGTCTTGGCCGTGCCGACAAGGTCGAAGAGCCAAAGCTTACCGGCGTACCAATCAATGATTGCGTTCGCGAAGTCCTCCGTCGGCAGGGCCTCCTCGATCCCGCCAGCCTGCTTCGTCAACCTAGTAAGCAAGCGCCGTGCGGGCATCTCCATCGACGCTATGCAAACGCGCTTGGACTGGATCATTGCATCAAGGCTAAACTGGCCAGCCAACTGGCTCTTGCCGTGTCCGTTGATCCCGTTCAAGATCACCAGCTCCGCATCCCTGAACCGGAACTTCCGGTCGAACCCCCTCAAGAGCGGAGCAAATCCTCTTGTGTCTTCTTCGCTGTTGAACAACTCCTTCAAGATGTCTTCGCGATATTCGGTGGCACATTTCAATTCATCGGGGTCGTATCCCTTCCCCGTCCTTCTGATTGCCGTGATGTCATCTCCTTCAAGGAGACAATCATTCAGGTCTTTCTTGGGCAAGGTGACGCGCACGCACCTATGGAAGCCGAGGCGCTCCGCGATCTCGCGGGCAGCCAGCTCACCCTCGTCGTCCATGTCCATTGCCAGCACGATAGTTTCGAAGCGGTCAAGGTTGTCGTACTCGTTCTCGATCCACTGTTGCTTTGCGCCCTTGCCTCCCCCGAAGGGGACCGACAATGCCGACACGCCCATCTGATAGGCAGCCATTGCGTCGAACTCGCCCTCGACTATCCATACCTCGCGGGCGTTTGCGTCAACCACCTGCCACCCAAACAAGGTTGGCATTTGTCCAGCAGACGTTGGACCCTGCTTCTTCTTGTCGTTGATGTCGCGGAACTTGATCATCCGCGTTTCACCCTGCGGGTCTATAAAAGGGAATAGGATGCGGTCACCATCAGCAGCAATGCGGAAAGCCTTTGCTGTATCCGCAGTGATCCCGCGCTCTTCGGACAGGTAGCGCTCAACCGGCGTGGCCTCCACCTTGCGCAGGCCCTCTGGCTTTAGCGGCGCTTTGTATTCCTTTGTCGGGGCCACGAACTTCGGGCGCTCCACACCAAGCCAATCTCGGGCCTCGTCTATGGCGGCGGCTAAGCTTATCCCTTTGACCGCCGACCACAGGTCCAGCAAGTCACCGCCGCTTTCACCAGACGCAAAGTCAGACCACACACCAGCCTTTGCCCCAGACAAATGCACGCGCAGAGACTGGCCCTTCTCTCCGCCTGTCCCGCCTACACAGTATTCTGATCCCTGTATCACGCCAGCCGGTAGCAGGTACCTAAGAGCGGCGAGCAGCGAGTCGTTCAGACGCGCTGAAATATCCGACACGTTCATTCATGGCCTCCATTGCCAGCGTATTGTTTTGCTTCCGCAGCAAGTCGAGACAAGGACGAGCTTCTTGCGCGCTCCTGCTTCTTGATCTCCTGCTGCTTGGCGTTAAGCATTCCCTTTGATGCGTTGAACCAGTTCCTCTTCCGAGCGTCAGGCTGTCCCTGCCACCACGCATCGAGTGAGAAAAGCTCTGAACGAAGGTCGGGAATGGCGCTGTAGACTTTCTTCCACTCGCCATAGTGCTTGGCACTCAGTCGGATGACGGCCCCCTCAAACTCATAATCACCACTATTCTTTTCTTCTTTCCCTTCTTTTCTTTCTTTCCTTTCTTCTTGTGTGGTCCTCGAATGGTCCTCGGATGGTCCTTGAATGGTCCCATTGACGGTCCCATTGATGGTCCCCTCGGTCTGATATTCGTCGTAATTACAGATCGTTATCAGGTTTCCGGATGGTCCCGTTTTTTGCGAGATCATGGAATATTTTTCGAGGCGATTTAGAAAACGCTTCACGCGCTTCCTGTCCCACTGCCACATGTTGGCAAGGGTTCGCTCCGCCGTATGGAGTTGGCCGCGACCAACCTCCACGACATCACCCTTACCGCACCTGCGGACCATTGGCTTCCAAGCAGCCGTCTCTAGTAGGTGTACCCAAGCCTCTCGTTCTGATGCAGGCTCGTAACTAAATGCGTCGCAATCACGCCAGCCGCGATGCAGGCGAATCCACCCACTCATTGCGCGGCTCTCCATTTTTTCAGTTCCATATACGCTCCGTTTCTCTACAAGGTTCGCCCAGTTAGACGGCAGGCCACGCGAGAAAGGAGAAACCACGCGAGGGCGAACATGGCTTTTCGCTCCGTCGAGCTAGCCGTCCATGACCGCACATAAGGCAGCCAAAAAAAAGTTCAACCCCTTACGGGAGCTACATCACGTTTTTCGGATTTACCTTATGTGTGATGCAGAACTACCACAGGTAAAACAAATGCAGATATTTTTGCATGATAAGCTTGAATAACCAAAATTCATTGCTACGTAAGTCTGGTCAATTGGAGAAGACAATATGGATGACACTAAACAATCACTACAGCACATCTGGAACACCCTCTCTTCGGTCAACGTGAACGACAACGTCGAGCGGAAAAACGGCTTTGCGTACTTGTCGTGGGCGTGGGCATGGGGAACGCTGATGCAGCACTTCCCCGAAAGTAAGTTTTCATTCGACCACTTTGAGGATGGCGGTGAGTGTTTCCGCTTTCCTGACGGATCGGCTGAGGTGCGTTGCGTTCTTACTGTGTGCGGCTACTCGCGGAGGATGTGGCTGCCGGTGATGGATCACCGCAACAACGCCATTAAGAACCCAGACGCGCGCGCGGTTAATGACGCCAAGATGCGCTGCTTAGTTAAGACGATGGCGCTCTTTGGCCTTGGCCACTACATCTATGCGGGCGAGGACCTGCCCCAAACTGGCGGTGCGCCGGAGGCAAAGCCAGCACAGCAAAGCAACGATGCTTTAGAAAAGCTGCTGGCCTCAATCACCGGAGCGCAAGACCTAGACTCACTTAAGTCTGCATTTACTAAGGCTACCCGCTACGCAAAGAACCGCAATGATGCAGCTCTTGTTGCACAGATTTCCGCAGTCAAAGACATGCGGAAGAAAGAGCTGGCCAACTGATGGAACAGCGGTCTGAAGAGTGGTTCAAGGCGCGCGTTGGCGTAATTACAGGCAGTCGGGTTGGCGCTATTCTCGGCGTCAATCCCTACCAGTCAGCCGACGACGTAATGCGGGACATGGTTCGCGAGCACTTTGGTGCTGAGAAAGAGTTTAAAGGAAACGCCGCCACGGATCACGGCACCCAGATGGAACCTGTCGCCCTTGCCTTTTATGAAAGCAAGAGTGGCAACACAGTCGAGGAAACAGGGCTGGTCAAGCACGACAAGTACTCATGGCTTGGCGCTTCTCCTGACGGATTGATTGGCATTGATGGGGGTTTGGAGATTAAGTGCCCGTACTGGGCCAAGACGCCATACTCCGTCCACGAAAAGCCCAGCTATTACGCGCAGTGCCAGCACGTTATGGAGGTGTGCGGCATAGATTGGATGGACTTCCTTTGCTACATCAACGACGACCTCTACTTGTTGGAGCGGCTGCCACGCGATCCGGAGTGGTTTGCGTCGGCGCTGCCAAAGCTTGAGAAGTTCTACAAGAAATACACCGCCACCATTGCTGACGACAGCAAGGCTAGCGCACACCTTGAGAGTGAAGACAAGCACGTCAGTGACATGCGGTCGGAGCGTATGTCGGACCTGTTCCTACAGATCAAGGAAATCGAATCCAGCATCAAGCCCCTTAAGGAGGAGTTTGACACGCTGAAGAAAGAGCTTGGCGAACAACATGGTTCGTTCCGTACGGGGCGGATCAAGGTAACCAAGATCGAGAAGAGGGGTGCTGTTGATCACACCGCCGTCTACAAAGACATCGGTGCTGATGAATTGCTTTCCAAGTTAGGCCGCTCGATGGACGACTATCGGAAGAGTGGTGTGATCACGTACGCAGTAACTTCAATTGAGGAATGAAGATGGCACGAATACGGAGAAATGAAGCAAACAGGTTGGTGCAGACGACAGTCGACGAAACAACCTACAAGGGACTTTTGAATTGGTCGATTACTGAGGACCGCTCTATCGCGAGCGTGATCCGTCAAGCAATCAACCTGTACCTTTCTCACCTTGAGAAGAACCCCAGAAAGTAAGAAGGAATACAAATGGCTTACGAACAAAAACCAAATACGTTTGTTCTGTTCAAGGACAAGGATGATCGCGTCGCTGAGCGCAAGCAGTTCTACCGCGACAAGGGCTGGAACGAGGACTCTGTTCCGACTTACAGTGGCCGCTTCGTTCTCGAAGACGGCAGCGAGCTGAACATCGAAGCCCGCGTTGTGGACGGCAAGAACGGTAAGTTCTTTGCTGGTCGCGCTTGGACTAAAAAGGTAACCTCAAATAGTCAGGGCCAGTCGAATAACTATAGCCCGCCGCAGAAGGCGGACTTGGACGACGAAATTCCTTTCTAACAAAGAACTGGGGGACTTAATAGTCCCCCTTTTCTTGTGGAGGTAGCATGACTTTATTGATTGCCTGTCTGTTGATTTATGTTGGCGGTTTGCATTACGGCTGGTACATCGCTGCGACTTGGCTTTGGCTATTGAAGCAGTTTGTAAAAGGTTGGGGTGCGTTCTACGATGCTTGTGATGACGCGTAGGGAAGGCGGTTCGGTCTATGGCGGAACAAGCTTGACTGAAAATATTGAAGAGACCTACGACCACGTCATTCGTGTGGAGAGGATTGTTGATGAGCCGGAAATCCGTTCGGCGGAAATCTCTGTGCGCACACCAAGCGGGGAGTATAGCTCCTTTGAACTAACGCCAGCCAAAGATGACTTTCGGATCAATGACAATCTGCGTATCGTTCTTGTAGGCATGTACGCCGACTCATTTAAGGGTGGGCCTTTAGAGTCAGTGCTGCGTTTGGGGTTTGATGCGCCAATGTCTTACCGGCTTGTGAGGGATGACGCGATCCGGCGAACAGAATAAACTAACTAGCAAGGAGGCTAACATGGAGAAGACTTGGAACGACGCTGCTGAGCGTTGGCTTGCGGGGCGAACCAGCAAGTGGGTGAAGGAGGAGCACAGGTATGTTGCTTTCCTTACCAGCTACTTGGATGGCAGGCCGCTGAACAAGATCACCAAAGGGGTGATATCAGACATTAGAGATGACATGCTGAGGACGCGCGTTCCGGCCACTGTCAACCGTTACTTGACGGTGCTCAGGTCCATCCTCAACATGGCGCGGGATGAATGGGAGTGGGTCTCCACTGTCCCAAAGATCAAGCGGATGGAGGAGCAGCCCAGAGTACGCTTTATAGACAAGGAGGAGGCACGTCGCTTGCTGAAGGAGCTTCCCCGCCATCTCAAAGACAAGGTCGTCTTCGCGCTTAGTACGGGACTTAGGGACTCGAATGTCAGAGAGCTGGGGTGGGATGAGGTTGACCTTCCCAATAAGATGGTGACCATCTCTGGTGACAAGATGAAGAACGGAAAGCCGTTGTCTATTCCCCTGAACGACACAGCCTACGAAGTTCTGTCAAAGCGGCACAGGGCAAAGAACCGTCACTCCGAGTGGGTGTTTGCCTACGGGGGCAAGCCTGTTTGCAGGAGCAACACACGCGCCTTCAGGAACGCCTTGAAGCGAGCGGGTATAGAAAACTTTAGGTGGCACGATCTCCGCCATACGTGGGCATCGTGGCACATCCAGAGAGGAACTCACACCGCCGCCGTCCGTGAGATGGGTGGCTGGTCTGACGACCGCATGGTTCAAAGGTACGCGCATCTTTCGACTGAGCACCTTCGTAAGGTGGCGGACAACATAGGCAACATCTAGCAATAAAGCCCTTGTCTGTGACGGGCTTAAGCGCTACGCCGATAATTGCTGTGACCAAAGTTTGACTGGTCTAGCGTTTTTGTTGATACTTAATCCTCATTACTCCCCCGACCCTAGCTGGTCGGGGGCTTTTTATTTCTTGTAGTCAGCAACGATCTGATTGAACTCATTCATCAGCATCTGCATCTCTTCAGTCACAGCGTCAATTTCGTCGCGAGGGGCGTCCTCGTCCTCAAGCTGCCGCTTCAGTTTGCGCAGTTCACTGATGTCGCTTTCGTAGCTCTGGGCATCATACGCGAACTCTGCCTCTGGGTTGTCGGCGAGATAGGGGGTCACGTCCTTGCCCTGATCCTCCATCTTATCTAGCGCCCGCTTGTACTGGTTCATTTCCTTGATGCCCTCATAGAAGCGTCGGGATACTGCCGCCTCCTCATTGGCGTCACCGATCATTCTGCCGACGATAGGTATCTTGTAGTTCGGCAGGTCTTCGCCCGTAATCAGCGCTTCCGTGGTGGCCGTGACCTTCAGGATTTCACGCCCCACGCCGCCGGTTGCCTGTCCGATCAAGAAGTCGACCGCATCAGCCGTCGGGCTGAGGGCACCTCTAGTGTAGCCATCTCCACCAGTGGCGTAATCAATGGCTCTAGCTATTGCATCGCCGACAACACTGGCACCTCGCCTGTTTCGTTCATACCCCGCAGTCGGATCAAGGCTGTTGTAGTCTTCGGTGTAAATCTCTCGGCCCGCAAAGTCTCTGTTCTCGCCGAGGGCGATGGCTGGATCGGCGACTGTTGGCGAAAGGGTTTGTGCCGAAAGCCCTGCACTGCCGATTGGGTTAAACGCGTCTGCAAACATACCCATCATACCGACAACCTGCTCAGCAGGCTTCTCACCGCCCGACATCAGGAACTCTATCGACCGGCGAGAGAGCGCGGGGATAGCATGGAAGCCAAGCGGCATCGGGAACGCGAAGTACTTCCCATCGCCGAGCGGGATGATGAGGTTTTTGTCCTTAAGCCAGTCAGGCTCGTCATCTAAATCCGCAGCGGCCAGAGCCACCGCCTGCATTGCGCCGAGAAGCAAGCCGCCGGTAATAATTTTTTTACCGGCTGGGCCCCTAAGCGTTTCTACGAGCCGTGCAGAACCCTGAACAGATGCGTTGAAGAACGCATACAACGCCCCGATCTGCGCTGTTTTTGCGCCGCGCCGGTTGAAGTTGACGGTCAAGTTCTTGGCAATGCTGGCAGCCTCAGCGTTCGAAAGGCCCATATCCTTGGCCTTTTTGTAGGCCGACAGGCGAACGCCGTTTTCAATCGCTTCGTTGTAGTCAGACAACCACCCTAGCACTGGCTCCGCAGCCTTGCTCGCGGCGTTGACTACGCCACTTCCCTCGCCAAGCGCCTTCTCGATTGCCTCGGCCCGCTCCGAAGAATTGCGGAAGAGGTCGCGGTAGCCGGTCTTACCGCCCTCCATTTCGAACTCTTCTGCAAGCGCTGCCCAGTTGGTTGCCTTGCTGTCGCCTCTGCGCTCAGACCGAAGGTCTCGGTACATTCCCCACGCTGCGGGCAGTGCGTTGCCAATGACCTCCATCTGCTTGCCAGCAAGCGGCGTACTGGAAAGGTTCAGCGCCGCACCTTGAAGGTCGCGCAGCAGGTTGTATACACCGAAGGCAGGGTTGTACTGCGTGTTAATCGAAGCGAGATAGCGCGTGTACTTTGCCACACCCCCAATAAATCCGCTCATCTGCGCAACGTCTAAATTCTTCAGCGACTCGACCATCCGCTTGGAGCGGGGGTTACGGCTGTTGAAGATCACGAACTTGTCTTCGCCGTTAATGCGTGTCGCAAGAACATTGCTAGCATTCATGAAGAGTTGGTTCCGGCGGAACTCAACGAGACCGGTTGTCTTGTTAATAGTCCGCGTTACCGGCGCACCCATCACGTTGGCAGCATCATCCGGATCGATCCCGAATTGGACAAGCTTCTGGATCGCAGCGGCTGAGTCAGCGCCCTTCGGATCGATGACAAACCAGAACGAGTCATTCGGGTTCTGAAGCGCAAGAGCAACCAGCGCATTGCCGACACGGTTTCGTTCGCCGCGCGAGATAACACGCTCCCTCTGCATCGCAATGTTGGCAAGAATGTCGGAGACCGGAAGGCCCGAGCCCAGTGCCCGACGAGAGGTGCTACCTTGCGTCGAGAAGCCCTGACCCATACCGCCGCCTTCTTCAAACCCTTCGCGCTGCAAGGGCACGTAGCTGCTGTATGTGTTGTTCCAAGTGTCAATAGTGGCCTGCGTTTCCAGACCGTACTCGACCATCATCTTCTGCGTTTCTTTGACAATCGCGTCGACCCGCGCGCCAAGTTTTTCGAGCTGGGCTAGTCTGGCCTTCGGAAAACCAGAGATAATGGCATCAGCTTCGGTGTCGGTCATGCCGGAGCCAGCACCTTGGAATTCCGGATTGACCTTCCGGATTTGCGCGTTGCGCTCCTTTGCGTGACGTGCGTGGAGATACTCGTCGATCTGCTCAAGCGAAACACCCTTGGCCTTCATGTCCTCAATCAGGGGATTAAGTTCACGAAGAACAAAGTACTTCGTTCGTGCAGCCGCGCGCCCATGATACCGCTCCTCGGCATTGTATACGTCAGCGCTTTCATCGATGCGCTTGCCGGTCTGAACAATTGACTGCTGAATTTTCTTGAGGTCGATCAGCTTGTCTTGGAGATTGTAGACAAGGTTCTCAAAGTTCGATGGATCGTTGCCGCCAAAGTTGAGGTCGTCCTGAGTGAAAGCCGGTGCCGCGCGCAGAGGAACTCTCTGGCCTGCGGCTTGGCGTACACCTATTGAGGGTGGTAGGCTGCTACGGCGACCGGAGAGGCGCTGCCCACTGACGGCTGCGGTCTGCATAGCGACGGCGGTGTCGTAGTCGTCGGTGTACTCGCCCTCATCCGGCTGATAGACGCCTTCACGGTTCTCGTCATAGGCCATGAAGACAACGTCCGGCTCGCCGTTGTTGAAGACCGCGAAGGTTTCTTTGCTCCACTCCCTCCGCATGACATCGTCCATCGCTTCATCGCTCCACCGAAGGCGGGAGATGGCACGGAACCCACTGACAGAATATATAGGGGGAAGGACGGTGTCGAAGGCATCAAGGCGACGCCCCCCTAGCGCGACGGCCATTCTGACCATCGGGTAGGCCACCGCTCTGTGCGGTGATTTGCCCGCCTTAAAGGCGCTGACAATGTCATCGCCCTTTAAAGCGAAGCCAGCCGTACCGTCGCTCGAAAGGAACAGTCGCATGTCGGTGTACTCCTCGGTCGGGTACACGTAGACGGACGCGCCAAAGCGATTGTCAACCTTGGCTTCGTTGATTAGGCGAGAGTAAAGCGCAGCAGATGCCCTGCCGCCAGTCAGCTCGTGAAAGTCCGGAGTGTCTACGCCAAGCTCGGCGTATGCCGCCTTAACACCCTCGGAGTGCGAATACGTCGACTTGACCGGAACCCTACCGGTCAGATCATCCGCAAGAACTCCTCCGCGTCGTCGTCCGACATTCCCCTCGCGAGCAGGTCCTCCTTCAACGCGAGGAGTGCTGGGGAACCGGCTGCGGATACGGTCGGCGATTTGGGCTGGGCTTGCGGTGCGTCCGGAATATCGGACGGTGTCTGGTCCGGCACCATCGGCAACGTCTTGGTTCGCATCAGTCCCGCGAAGAGCCGTCGCTCCACGTCGCTCGGGTTGGACTTCTGTTCCGTATTGTCCTGCGAGTTCTCTGATTTTTTCACGGTTAACCTCCGGTTGATTGTACCAAGGCTGGTTTCCTGCTTTTTGAACGCTGAAGCCAGTCGGTACTACTCCATTCTTGCCCTGCTTCTTGATCGCACCAAGGAACTGACGATAGCTCGGCACATCAAATTTGTACAGGCCCCCGTCTGGGGTGGAGTATATGTAGTATGGGTTGTTTTGAATATCAACACCATATCGAGCGCCATATTCATACGCTCCATACTCGCCCTGCTTGGCGGTAACCTGAGCGATTGCGTAGTCGTCACCCTTAGCGTCTTTGAGGATTGCGTCCAGTGTGCCGTGGCTAGCTTCCTGCTGACTGTCGGCCACCCAAGTTTCCCAATGGAAGCGTCCAATCGAGGCGTCCTGCGGGCGACCAATGGCGGAGTATATCTTTGAGACTTGTGCATCGAGTGCGCGCTCGATTGCTTCGTAAACGAGTATGCCGCGAACACCCTCGCCGATAGGGGCGAGCGCGGAGCCAGTCACGACCTTGCCATCGACTTTGCGACCGTCGTAAAGGTTGCGGTCCTTAAAGCGCCCGTCGTCCCAGAGCTGCCTGATCTGAACACGATCAAGCACCATCACGTCGTTAAAGCCAACAACAAGAAGCGTGAAGGACACGACCTTGTTGTCGATTCCCACCCCTTCGCCGAAGGTTGCAAACTCACGACGGACTTGGCGGCCCGTCATGTCTGGGTCCGCTAGCATCTCATGAAGTCGGCGGAGGTGGCTCTTGCCATCGTCGCCCCTGCGGCCCATCTTAAGTAGGAAGTCCTGACCAAAAGAATTGAGATTGCTCTTCGCGCCAGCTCCAGCCTGACCCGATCCAGCGGGCGCAATGGTCTTGGCCCAGTCTAGGTATTCTTTGACGGTGCTCTCATCAAACTTGCCGTCTGCCGCCAAGCGGATGTACTTATCGAT